CCGGGGAAAACTCGGGGACATGGGGCAATGTAACTAATGACAACTTAGGGGTGGCATTAGAAGAGGCTATCGTTGGTTCTGCTGACGTAACCTTTGCTAGTGGAACTGTAACGCTAACGCTTACAAATACTAATGCAACTCAAACAGCGCGTAATCTACGGCTTAATTTGACGGGGACTTCTGGCGGCGCACAAAATCTTATTGTTCCCGCAATTGAGAAGGTTTACATAGTTAACAACGGTTGCGCTGATACAATTACTGTTAAGAATTCTACCGGCACGGGTATTGCAGTTCCCGCTGGTAAAACGATGTATTTGTATAACGACGGTACCAATGTTGTTGATGCAATTACTCACTTAACTTCTTTGACTCTTGCTACCGCACTACCCGTTGCTTCAGGCGGTACTGGATCAAACACAGCAACTTTTTCTGGCGCAAATATTACTTCCTTAAATGCTTCTGCCATATCCTCTGGGTTATTAGCAGTTGCTTACGGTGGAACAAATAATGCGTTTTTTACAGTCAGTGGCCCTGCTTCTTCAGCAAAAACATACACCTTTCCTAACGAGAATATGTCGGTTGGGTTTAGAAATGTCCCGCCAGTAGGAACTAAGACTGGCTCCTATACCCTTGCAACAACTGATGTTGGTGAGTACGTCCAAGTTGGTTCTGGTGGTTCAATTACAATCCCTGACGCTACGTTTGCAGAGGGCGATGTAATCTCTATCTTTAACAACACGACAGGTAATATCACAATTACTTGTTCAATCACAACCGCTTATATCGCAGGAACAGACTCAGATAAATCATCGGTGACATTGGCAACTCGTGGCGTAGCCACAGTATTATTTATCTCTAGTACTGTCTGCGTAATTACAGGGAACGTAACATGAGTGGTATTCAATTAATGCTTGTTGGCGGTGGTGCTGCAAAGACAGTTATTAATCTTTCCATTACAACCAATACAAACAATTATGACGTTTATACAAACCGTGGCCCAACTTATGTTGCAGGAAGTTCTGAAATCACAGTAACAATTAACCCCACGGTGATTGTCTCTAGTACGTCTACTGGTTCAGCCGCATTTACAGTACCGTCCGCATTTAGCCCCGGAGATACAATTACTGTAGTTAATAACGGTGTAATTCTTGGGCGTGGTGGTGATGGTGGTAATGGTGCGCCGTTTAACGCTACCCCCGGTAACCCCGGAACGGCAGGTGGTGGAGCATTTTTTACCCAACGTGCTGTCACCGTAAACAATTTAAATAGAATTGCTGGCGGTGGTGGCGGCGGTGGTGGCGGCGGTGCATTATATTTCGTAGATGAAGTAGGAAATATTCTCCGTGCCGGTGCCGGTGGCGGTGGTGGAATTGGAAATGGCGCTGGGGGCCTTGGAAGAACTTCTAGCGGTGGCCCGCCTCCTATAGTTCCCGCTCAACCCGGAACAGCAGGTACTTTAACTGCCGCTGGTAGTGGTGGCCCCGGTGGATCTGCACCATTTGGTGGTCCCGGCGTAGCAGGCGGCCCCGGTGGATCTTATGGTTCTTCTGGTAGTCCCGGGCAGGATTATGGAGGGGCTTCCCCATCGGGCGGAGGAGGCGCCGCAGGGTATGCAATAAGCGGCAATCCATTCATTACTTACATAAATACTGGCACCAGAAATGGTTCTATTTCATAAAGGAGTTTTAAAATGTCTTTAAATTATAAAATTAGAAAGTTTGATGTTAATTTTGGTCAAATTTCGGTTGAGTATTCTTCTGAAGATGGGTTATACAAACAAGAATATGCTATAGATTTACCAATTAAAGAGGATAATACTTACCCAATTGGCGCTGAATTAGAAGCAGTTATTAATGGCATGGCCCCAACTTGGCACTACGAAAGAACACAGAAAATTTCTGCTGGGGTGAGTAACTCTGCCGCTATTCAAAATTTAGTTGAACCTCATCCAGTTCCTGCTCAACAGATAGAAGAACCAGCAGAAGAAAATGTTCCAGAATAAAAACTATTAAAGTGGAGATAATCAAGGATGAATAATGTGTGAATCTATGACCCAACTTCAGATGCAAGGATATTCGCATCTTTCTGGTTTTATTAGTAAAGATAGTTGTGCGGAACTAACCACAGAACTTAAGAGAATTATTGCTGAGGGAGAAACCACAAGAGATCCGCAGTGTCCTTTGTCTGAGGCTGTCCACGGAGCAACCATTTTTGATTCTTTGTTAGAACAACTTCTTCCTAACTTTGAAATCGCATCTGGTAAAAAACTTTATCCTACTTATGCGTATGCTCGTCTATATGCTCCCGGTGAAGAGTTAAAGATTCATACGGATCGTCCTGCTTGTGAAATTAGCGCTACTATAACCCTTGGGTTTGAAGGCGATCCTTGGCCTATTTATATGGGTGATGAAGGCGGTGCTAATGCTTCCAAGATAATGATGGAAGTTGGTGATACCATACTATACCGTGGGTGTGATAAGCATCATTGGCGTGAGCCATATAAAGAGGGTCAGTGGCAGGCTCAGGTGTTTCTACATTACGTAGATGCCAACGGCCCTAATGCAGAATGGAAATATGATAAACGGCCTAAACTTAGCCATCACGAACAAAGTAAAACAGATTACACATACTGGTTCTTTAATGACGGATTAACTCCTGAGTCTTGCAAGAAGATAATTGAAAGTTGCGAGTCTCAGATGCAGGGTGAAGATGCTTTGGTTGGCGGTAATGGCCCCGGTGTTTTAAATAAGGAAATTAGGGACGTAAAAAGAATCTCACTTTCAATTTACAACGGTATTGGTGCATCAATGATTGGTGCAGCACTTTCTGCCAATCAACAGGCTTGGAAGTTTGATGTGACTCACTCTAATCAATGCGATTACCTTAAGTACGATGTTGATGGTCACTACCACGCCCATACAGATACTTTTATAGATCCACATTGGAAAGAGTGTAGGAAGTTAACAGTCCTTGCTTTTTTGAATGATGATTTTGAAGGGGGTCGTCTGTTCCTACAAACTGGGCATGACAAGATTTACCCACCACAAAAACCCGGAACAATTTTAGTTTTCCCTTCTTTTGTGCTTCATGGAGTTGAACCCGTTACAAAGGGTATTAGAAGGTCAATAGTGGCTTGGATGGTTGGCCCTTGGTTTAAATAGGAGACAGTATGAAAACAGTAATTGAAGCGCACAAGGTAGACGGGGTAAAAGTCTGCCGTTCAGAAGAAGTCCATGTCTGCGCCTCCTGTGGGTACGATTTGGATGAGGCTGAGTTGGCGGCTGATACTTGCTCCGACTGTGGCGCACCCCTGAAGTTACGAAAGTCCGTATCGGTCTGGGCTACATCCGTACCTAAAGCCGGTGCTAAGACTTGGGGCCAGACTTAGGAATAGGAATGCATTTTGGCAGATATAGACCCAATACTTACTGCGGCAAAGGGTGCGGCGCAGGGCATAAAATCGGCAATTCAGTCGGGCAAGGAATTATCGTCCGCTGTTGATGACATCCAGAAGTTAGGGGTAGCCGAGTTACAGGCCAAGCAGGCGTTTAAACAAAGACAGCGAGTTGTTCAAGGCGACACTACAATCATGACGGCTTTTGCCGAGTGGCGCAGATTAAAGCAAATTAAAGAAGCAGAAAACGAATTAAAGGATAGTTTAATAGAGCGGTACGGCAAAGAGGTAGCAGAAAAAGAATGGGTTGAGATTCAGGCCATTAAAGAGCGTCAGTTAAAAGAAGTCAAAGAAGGTAAGGATGAGTTTGGCAGGGATCTGGCTAAGTTAAGGGCTTTAAAGTTTTGGTGCTTCACGATAGCGTTCTTCATGGTAACTATCTATTACATTGCTAAAGGTCATTTATGACAACTATCGCTGCTAAGTTTTCTACGGGAGAAATTGCCGCAGATAGCATGGTAAGCGGTGATGATAGTTTTTACTTAGTAGAGAAGTTACGGCAGGGTAAGGATTGTATTTACGGTGCCTGCGGTGACTGGGACAAGATTCTAAAGTTTTATCAAGTAATGGAGGCCGGTGGTGATTTGGATTCCGATACTGAAGTTACGGTAATTGCATTAAGACAAGATGGTTTGTGGATATACGAGAGTTCAATCATTCCGGCGAAAATTAAGAATGATTTTTGGAGTATAGGGACAGGAGCCAACTTTGCCATAGCGGCAATGCATTACGGGGCTTCTCCGAAGGAGGCGGTTGAGATTGCTTGTATGTATGACTCAAGTTCTCATGGCCCTATTGACGAAATGAAATTACCAAGGAAACCCCGTGGCGTTAAAAAGAGTATCTGACGAAGAGATCATCACCTCAATGAAAAGGTTTGGCAGCACTAAGTTGGCTGCTGAACACGTTGGTATGTCTGTGCGAGGATTTGGTCAGCGCAAGGCTAAGATTCAAATGGAGCGAGGGATTCCTCTGCCAGCCTACTGTGCGCCACAAGAAACCAAGCGCAATACTTTCATACCTGAGAATCGCAGGGTGATAGAGCACACGGTAGAAAAGGGTCACATATTTATTGCAAGTGACTGCCACTACTGGCCCGAAGAATCAACCACGGCGCATAAGGCGTTTGTTTCCCTGCTGACAGAATTTAAGCCAAAGACCATCGTCCTAAACGGGGATGTCTTTGATGGGGCTAGAATCAGCCGACACGCGGCCCTAATGGGTACTAACCCACCAACACCAAAGCAAGAGATAGAAGCCTGTCAAGACCGATTAGATGAGATTGCAAAGGCATCAAAGAACGCAACAAAACTTTGGACTTACGGCAACCACGATGTCCGACTCTTTAACTACATTGCCCAGAACGCCCCAGAACTATCTGAGTTTAGCGACCTGTTTGCATACTTTCCGGGTTGGCATACTGGCTGGCGTATCGATGTTAATGGCTCGGTAATCATCAAGCATCGCTATCACAATGGAATCCACAGTACGTGGAACAATGCCCTGAAATCGGGGCGCTCGATAGTGACTGGTCACTTACATCAGTTAAAAACCACCCCCTTTTCAGATTACGATGGTCGTCGGTGGGGGGTCGATGCCGGGACGCTTGCTGAACCGTATTCAGATCAATTCACGTACACCGAGATGAACCCGGTCAACTGGTGCTCAGGGTTCTGTGTGCTCACATTTGAGAACGGTAAGTTACTGCCGCCAGAACTTTGTGAGGTTATCAACGGGGTGGCTTACTTCCGGGGGCAAAGAGTATGAGTCCTTGGCTGATGATTTTTGTAGGATGTATCTATGCCTACATTGGGTTTGAGCAGGGCGCTAAGGGTAACGTAGCAATGGCAATAGTTTTTGCTGGCTACTCTTTTAGCAACGTCGGTCTGTATTTAGCAACAAAGGGATAAGTACGAATGGCTGAGAAACTAAACGCTAACGACACGCTATCTAAAGTGCTGGCGTATGTTGACTCGCCGTTTAAACTATTCGCCCTGATCCTTATGGCGGTGCTGGCCTTTGGTGGCTGGATGCTTTATGACAACAAAGACATAATCGTAGGGACGTACAAGGAAAGCCAGAAA